AACTATATTGTCAAAAATGCTGCCAAATAACCCGTTACCAGCAATGCTATTAATCATTTGGTCAACAGAGCCAGATGAAACGCCTGAATAGTCATATCCCCCGCTAGTCGTAGAGCCAGCATAATTTCCTGATGGGTTATAACCTTGGCTAGGGTTTATCAGCCCTTGCAACTCGTCGTCAATAAACGTCTGGCCCAACTGCTGTTGAGAGCCAGCCGCCTGCATAGGGTTCATAATCATAACGTCTTACCTATTAATGCTAATACGTTCATTTCCTGCAGGGATATAGATGCGCCGTTTACTTCTGTCTGCAAACCTACCGTAATCACAGTGCCATTACCCGTACAGTTTAAAGACTTGCGGCTAATTAGATCGCCTAAACTAAATTCTGCCTGAGTGTATTCTGACACCCCAAAGAAAGCTGGATTCGTAGACCCCACCCTAAACCGCGACGTATTCGCCTGAACCGAAAAGTCATACGTCCAGCTAAGTACAATATCTACGTTGTTACCGCCAATAATCGTCGGCCGTATCTTTTTAAGAATCTTGATCTTTGATGGATCGCCAAAGGTTAGGCCGGGGCTTGAATACCGAAAAATATAAGACGAGTTGTTGTCATCAAACCCATCGTATTTACCAATGCCGTCTGTAGTTCCTATATAAATAGTGCCATCCCTGTCTCTAGCAAAAGACTTGAAGTTGACACTAGGCCACTTGGTTACGCGGAATGAGCCATTCTCTAGTCGGCCCCTAAGATCAAAGCAGTAAACAAGGTTGCTGTCGGGCAAGCACAGCAGATAGAAGTAGTTTTCAGGACTATATACGGTGCTGGCAGGGCTGGTTTTAGAGGCCAGCTTGGCAATCAGGTCTTGTTTTACGTTACGGCTTAGGTCTGATATAGGCAGAGACTTTTCTTGTATTGTCCTGCCAAGGCTTCTTAGGCCATCATCACTTAAAAACAGCAAATCACTGCCAATGCTGACTACCGTCTTGCGGTCGATACAGCCTACACCTGACACGGTATCGCTAATTGCCATACTTGCGGGGCTATCTGCACCTGAGTAAACAATAATGCTGTGTTCGCCAAACACTACAAGAAAGTCATTATGTGCAGCTAGGGCGACAATCTTGTCAGCACCATCAGGCCATGCTTTGGATACGTCGATGTTACCGCTAGAACCACCCGAAAAGGCATTGCCATCTAATAAATCAGACCAGTAAATAATGGTGTCATTACTAGCATTGCCAGCGATAAACAGCCTGCCAAATGCAGCAAGCACCTCATTGGCCTTGAAGGTAGCGTTGGTTGCCCCGCCGTTAGCCACCGTAAAGGTTCTCAGCCCGTTGCTATTGTCGTGAACTAGCGGGTCAAAGCCTCTCTGAAAAAAATAAGCCTTATCGTTAAAGTTTACGATCTTCCAATCATTTGCCGTGATTGTGTATGAGCCAGGGGTCACATCTGTCAGCGTAGTAGTACCGCTCATGATCTTGTTGTTACCAGTGCTAAATATCGTCTCGTTACCAGCACTGTCGTAGAACTCATGGATGTTGTGGATATGGTCTGCACCCAACGCAGTCTTGTTGGTGGTCAGGACGTTATTGCCCTTACGGGACGCCAATCGGCCTTGTCGATCAATAATCGCGTTATCTGCAATTTCTGCGAATGACGTATCCTGAGCAATAGGAGAGTCTTCCGAGTTCACGCCCTTAAAGGCAGGGGCGACAAGATCAATGCTGCGTAACGGCTGTGCCATAACCTATCCTACGGTGTGTAGAAGATTGTCTCTTCTGGATGCTTCTGAGCATCTAACGCAATCGCATCAGACAAATGCTTATCAGCAATCGCAAAGTATTCAGCAGTAGACGTACCGCCCGTCTCACCCCTTTCCCTTGATAACAAGGCTATTGCCATGTGCAAAACAGGGCTACTGGGTATCGCAAGCGTATCAGCATCTGCTGATAACTCTACATTTCGTAAAACTACGCGAACCTTTAAGGTATATGCCTGATCCGGTGTCGGATATAACTTGATCTGGGTGTCACCGCTGCTATCAACACCGGCATAAGTAAAGTATTTAGGCGAGCCTGTGACGGCCTCCTGAATAAAGTCCTTATCGTCAAACCAGTTCTGGGTCTGATACTCAACTAAGCAATTAGACGTATCGTTAATGAAGTTAAGAACCTTGCCTTCATTGCGGCTTCCGGTTAAGGAATAAAGGTTGTCACCATTTGAGGTGGTAATCGTCAACGTATTGCGTAATGGCGACCAATCCCATGCAGTTTCTACAAGGTCTTTGGCATCATTTACATAGTCACCCACCATCTTGCTATAGGTGCTTTCCGATACGTTACTTACTTCGTCTTCTCTGAGACGCCGCAATACACCGTTAACTAGGTTTAAATATGTCATTAAACAAGCCCTCCAAATAAAGACTGTCTACGCTGGCTTTGAGGGTCATTCAATAATCTTGCCAACTGATTATCTAGTTCTTTTCTTGCATCCGTGGGTGCTATCTGCACTGGCTGAATAGTCGGAGCATCAAATCGGATAGACCGTTGTGTCAAAGGCTCAAAAGGCTGTGCAGCCATAGTTGGCAGTGCGGCTAGTGCCGTCAGCATTCCTGTTCCGTCTAGGCCATTGCCACCATTATCGCCGGGGCCATCTCCAGTGCTTGTGCCTTCGACCTGTCCACCTGTAGATACTGTTCCTGTAACCGAGTCTGTCCCAGTAGCGCCAGTTGTTCCCGTTGTTCCTGTAGTACCTGTGGTCCCTACTGTGCCTGTAGAACCCGTTGTTCCGGTGGTTCCGGTGGTTCCGGTGGTCCCTGTAGTGCCTGTAGTTCCACTTGTGCCACTTGTGCCGGTAGTTCCGGTAGTTCCGGTAGTACCAGTGGCCCCAGTGGTTCCGGTGCTGTCCGTTGCCTCTGTAGATACAGTGGTTGTCGTAGTGGCCGTTGTAGAAGCCGTTTCTGTGGCATCAGTCTTAGAGGTAACTGTGCCATCGTTGCTTATATCAACAGGCTCAAGACCGGCACCCTCTAAGGCTTGGTTTATCTCAACCTCTGTCATATCTTCATAGTTAGGCAGATTTACCAAGATCCAATCCACAGCTTTTACTGCGTCGGTTTGCTCTGTGCCAGTTCCGTCACCCTCAATGGTTGGCTCGCCGTCTGTAAGAACACCCTGCGTATAAGTGCCATCACTAAAACCGCCGCCTTGGTCAATTACTACCCATTCTTCGTCAGATTTCACCTCACCCTCTGATCCTGGCCCTGTGATAATTTCGCCAGAATAGATAACAGTTGGGACACCAAGCTCATCAGAGACACCGGCTACTTGGTTCCATACACCATCCTTAAAAACCCAATCGCCAATCTCAGGAAGGCTGTCATCCTGTGACGCAACACCGCCAGCAGAAGGATCAACCGTTACGGTCGTTGAAGGTTGAGAAGCAGTAGCATCACCACCATCAGCCTCGTCTGGCTCGTCAGTACTTGAATCACCACCTGTTTCTGTATCGCCACCACCACCCTCATCATCGTCTGTAGGTAAAGTAAATGTTGGGCCGGTAATCGTGACATCTACACCAAAATCATCGCCAATGTCTGAACCCATGCCTGTAACGTCAGCAGTAGCACCACCGGTGTCTACAACAACGCCTGAATCTTTGTCACCACCAAATATCGCGTTAGTAGCAGCACTACCAACCGCATTAGAAATTGCGTCTACAACAGCACCTGAGTTAGCACTGGCGTTGGTAAGCTCCGAAATTATTTGCGAGCCAGTAACTTCATTGAAAGCAGTATTGCTTACCTGACTAGTAAGACTTGCCACATCAGGATTAGACATGACATTTGCAGCAGTGCTGGGATTCAAATAGCCCGTAGCCGCCGATGTCAAAGCCTGCGTTACATCAAAGTCGCCAGTTAACGCTAACTGAGTCGCAGTATTAACAATGCCAGAGGCTGCGGCTGTTGCAGCAGCGCCAGAAATAGCTCCACCTGTAGCGCCGGCTATTGCCCCAGCTATTGGGCCTGTAAGTGCGGTCGCTACTGCCACAGTAAGGGCTGTTTCAATAAAGCTTCCTTTATCAGGAGCGTATGTTTTTGTGAAGCTACTACCATTAAACTCATACAACGAACCATCATCAAGCTGGAGAGTTTGTGGTATCCCGTATTTTTCCATTAGAGCTTGCTGTGTTTCACCGTACACAATGTCAGAATAAGAATCTTGGAAAGCCTCTGTCTGTATTGCTCTAAGGCCCTGGCCTGCTTCCTTTGCTCCTCCTGCAGCCATCAAACCGCCTGCATCTTCAATAGCTTGCCCTTTTGCTTCACGACCATCTTGAAAAGCATCTAACCCTGTTTCAAGTTGCCCTGAGTCAATTAAATCTTGACGCTCGGTTAGGAAGCCCCAGTATTGATCCCAATTTACTTGACTAGATAGCGTAGTCATTCCCTCATCAGCATCGAAAGCCGCACGAATTTCTTCTTCAGTAAAATAAC